GTCAGCTTGTGGTAGTCAGCGCCGTTGCGGTTCTCATAGAGGTAAGAAACAGTATACAGCATAGCCTGCCGGGTGGTTTCCTCATTGACCGCAAGTGCCGCATCGTCCATTCTGCCGACGTCCTGCACCAGCCGCTTGGCAGTGTCGATCAGTGAGAGGATGAGTTTGTCATCCTCTGTATGATCCACACGAAGATATTTTTTTGTCTCAGCCAGATTGATCATGCACCGCTGCCACTCTTGACCTTGAGTGTCTTGATTGCTTCGGGGAGAATGAGCTTGCCGTCAAGACGCTCCATTGCAAGGAAGCCGACCTGACCGGTCATTGCGAACAGCTCATTCAGGCGCTTGAAGGTACGACCGGAACGATCTGCAATCCAGTAATAGCTGAAATCGCCGAATGCCATACACTTCTTGCCAGCGCCGATCTCCGGAACATAGCTGGAAGTCTTATAAGGACGGTTGAGAATCGTATCGGGAACGCCTGCTGCAACAGAAGGCTGCCAGATGTAGTTGCCGTTGCCGTCCTTCAGCTTACGGAGTGCCTTGACAGTGCTGTCGTTCAGCACCCAGACTGCCTTTTTGCGGTAAGGGCTGCGGAGCGAATAGAAAAGCTCCATCACATCATCGAAGGTAATGCTTGCGCCTGCGGTAGTCGCGCCGTCCTGTGCGCCGCCGGTTGCGTTGAAAATACCGGTAGGCTTGCCGGTGCCGTTGCCGATAAAGAAGGCTTCCTCCTCCTTTGCACCGATACGACGGGCAAACTCACGGGCGATGTAGGACGGAAGGTCGAACACGCTGTCGTTGAGAAGCTCCTCGGAAATCTTGATCGCCGTACCGAGCTTGTATGCGGAGAGCGATGCCTGACCGAAGGTGTCATCGGAGAGCGTGTACTGCTCCTCCTCATCCATCCAGACCGCATCACCCTTCGATGTGACGATCGGAATCTTGCGGTCGCCGCTGGAGGTCTTGATGACGGTCGCCATCTGGCGGAAGATGTTCTCCTCCTCAAGCGCCTCAATGAGCTTACGCTCGAATTCATCCGGCACAAGATAGCCGCCTTCGGTGTCCGTACCGACATGAAGGTCGTTGCGGACATCGATCCAGTTGCGGTTGCGGATGCTGTTCCAGAAGGCATCGCTGTATGCAGCAGATGCAGTTCCGGTCTTTTCCGGCTCGGTGTTCTGTGCCGCAGGTGTGGTGAGAATCGGTGCAGATGTTGCCTTCGCCATATCTGCCTCAATCTCCGCCTGACGCTCCATGCGCTGGATTTCCTTGCCGAGGTTCACGATGGTTGCTTCCATTGCGTCATAGGTCTTGCTGTCCTCCTCGGAAAGCGTACCGTCAGCCTGACGCTTGCTGTCGAGGAAGTCGCGGGCAGTGTCCCACGCCTTCGCTCTCTTTTCACGAAGTTCCTGAATAGTCATTTTACATACCTCCAATCAGTATTTCAGAAGATTCAGCCGACTCATCAGCTGATCTACGGGTGTACCTTTGTGTTCCGCAGAGACCTTCTGCATCAGGCTCTGCATGGTTGCTGCACGGGAATAGGACATTGCCGTGAGGGTGTCCTCCTTCGGCTCGTCCTCCTCCGGTGTATCTTCATCGGGTTCTTCCTCCGGTTTCGGCTGCGGAGCGCTGCCAGCAAAGAGGATGCCGTCCACCAGTCCGAGGGACTGCGCCTTTTTCGCATTGAGCCAAGTTTCCTCGTCCATCATGCGGGCGATCTTGCTGCGGCTCAAACCGGATTTCTCCTCGTAGGCGTTGATTATGCTCTCCTTGACCTCGTCAAGAAGTTCGATGGCTTTCTGCATCGCTTCCTTGTTGCCGAAAGCGACGGTCGAGGGGTTGTGGATCATCAGCATACCGGTCGGTGCGATCAGGGTTTCATCACCAGCCATTGCAACAACGGAAGCAGCACTTGCCGCGATTCCGTCGATCTTGACTGTGACCTTGCCCTTGTGGTTGCGGAGCATCGTATAGATCTGCGATGCCGCAAATACATCTCCGCCGGGAGAATTCAGCCATACGGTGAGATCACCGCTGACCTTTGAAAGCTCGTTACGAAACATGGCAGGCGTGATCTCATCGCCGAACCATGTGTCTTCCGAAATCGGTCCGTTGAAGATCAGCTCGGCAGCGCCGGTGTCTTCATTGCGTACCCAGTTCCAGAACTTATTCATCTGCATTTCCTCCTTTCTCTGCGAAAGCGCCTGCGTCCTCCAGCTTTGTGAAGCTGCCGTTCACCAGATACAGATTGCCGCCTTCCTCATCAGGGATCGCGTTCATATCCTCCAGCTCACGGATATCGTTTGCGGACATCCAGCCGTTCTGTCTTGCAGTTGCATAGCCCTGCATACGGCTTGCGTAGTCGCCGCGCAGCAGACCTTCCACATTGAATTTAATGAAATAGCGCCCCTTTTCGGAATCCGAAAGAAGCGCCTTTTGTAGTCCCTGTTCCCAGCGTACCAGCCACGGATCAAGGGTGTATTTTACGAATTCGAGCGACAGATGCTCGATGTTGCTGAAAGTAGCATGATCGAGGTCGCCGATCATATGCAGCGGCACACGGTACAGGCGGGCAATTTCCTCAATCTGAAACTTTCTGGTTTCAAGGAACTGCGCCTCGTTGTTGGGAATGGAGATGGGCGTGTATTTCATGCCCTCCTCCAAGATCGCAGTTTTATGCGCATTGCTGCTGCCGTAAGCCCGCTGCCAAGCCTCACGCACACGCTCCGGATTCTTGATCACGCCCGGATGCTCCAGCACCGCAGAAGGTGCAGCGCCGTTTGCGAAGAAGGATGAGCCGTACTCATCACAGGCGACCGCAAGACCGAGTGCATTCTTTGCCATTGCAATGGGGCTGTATCCGACCAGACCGTCAAAGCCCAAGCCGGGAATATGCAGCACCTGTTCTATTGGCAGGATAATCTCGCCCTGCTGCCTGAAATTCGGGTTGTGTTCGTCGTACCGGCTGTAGCGGTAAATGAGCCTGCCGCGATCATCACGGTCAACACGCACCTTATCCGGCATCAGCGGATACAGTCCGATGACATCACCTCTGCCGTTCCGGATGATCTGCGCATAGGCGTTGCCGTAGATCAGCAGATGCGCCATGAGCGTTTCCCGGAACACGAAAGAGGTCATTTCAGGATTCGGCTGATCGTGCAGCAAAAAATATAGCGGGTGCTTCGGCACTCGCTCTTTTCCGCTGTCGGTGTATTGATAAACGTGCAGGGGCAGTTGCGCGATCGCCTCCGACAGCACTCTCACGCAGGCGTAAACTGCGATGATCTGCATTGCGGTGCGGTCGTTAACTCGCTTGCCTGCATGAGTCCGTCCGAAGAAATAGCTGTAGGACGGGCTGTCGTAGCTGTCCTTCGGCTTATCCCTTGACCGGAACAGTCCGCTGAAAATGCCCATGTGCATCACTCCTTTCAAGGCAATCGAGTAGGAGGCGGCAGTAAGCCGCCGACCTCTCACACCACCGTGCGTACCGTTCGGTACACGGCGGTTCAATCAACTTAACAAGTAACACACCTTTCGGTGTAGTAATCTAACATTGAGACTAATCCAAATCGGCTTAGTCTCTCTTTATTTATTGCGAAATTTAGCACTCTACGCTGACATACATATGCGATTCGTTTTCCCATATAGGCTGTAATTTTAGCTGTATCTTTATCCACTCCGAGCTTCATCAGATTCTTTGCTCTGTTTTGCGGAGTTTTCCAGAATTTCCATATACACATACGCATTCGCACACGTATTCTCACATCAAGTTCTTTACAAAGCTTTCTCATGCTGCCGATTTTAAAATAGTTTATCCATCCTCTTATCAGCTGATTCAGTTTCATTACTTTGTAGCCGTTGCTTACTCCCCAACTGCGAGAAGTAAGTTCTTTCATTCTTTTCTTGAACTTTGCTACTGATTTCATATGTGGTTTCGCTTTGTACTGCTTTGCATGAATATCATAGTAAAATCCGAATCCGAGATATTTTATCCCTTGCGGTCTGTCAACTTTGCTTTTCGTCGTGTTGACCTTTAGTCCAAGTTTCTCTTCAATATATCGGGATATGTTTCTCATCACACGATTTGCAGACATTTCACTTCCGACCATTAATATACAGTCATCTGCGTATCGTACAAAGTTCAGTCCTCTCTTTTCCATTTCCTTATCAAGTTCATTCAGCATGATATTTGCCAGCAATGGAGATAGATTTCCTCCCTGTGGTGTTCCAATTATGGATTCTTCATATTCATAATCTATCATGATTCCGCTTACAAGAAACTTTCTCACTATAGATATGACATCTCCGTCCTTTATGGTTTTGCCGACTAATGTCATTAGTTTGTCATGGTTCACTGTGTCAAAGAACTTTTCTAAGTCGATGTCTACTATCCAGTCATTCCCGTCGCTCATTATTTCTAATGCTTTCAGTACTGCCTGCTGTGCACATCTGTTTGGTCTGAATCCATAGCTGCGTTCATGAAACTGTTCTTCATAAATTGGTGTTAATACCTGTGCTATGGCTTGCTGTACGAATCTGTCCGTTACTGTTGGTACTCCCAGTTTTCTTACTCCGCCGTCTGACTTCGGAATTTCTACTCGTCGTACAGGCTGAGGTTTATATTTTCTTGTCCTCAGTTGTTCCCTGATGTTTTCGCCGTTCTCTTTCAGGTAATCTTTGAGTTCTGTGTACTTCATTCCGTCCACTCCCTCTGCACCTTTATTGCGAACAACTTGCAGATAAGCTCTGTTCAGATTTTCTCTTGACAGTATCCGCTCCATTAGATTACTTGTTTCCATGCGTTCTTTCCTTTCCGTCTCGCTTGAATCGACCGCCTTTATCCGGATTGGTTGCGGCAGACGTTGTCTCTTCTGCAATACGAGACATACTCAAACTTATTGATTGTTCACCCCTTCGCTCTGTCCCCATTACAGGGACTTCTTCGCTACTATGGGCTATGCTGACTTCTCACAGTTCGTTGTTACTACGGCTAATGAGACCGCCTGTGAGACCTCCCCGATTAAGGCGCACACTCTTTCCCTCCATATATCTGTCGCATTTACTTTGCTACTACTAAGGTGATAGTTATCAGACTTTGCTGCTTTCAGCCAGCTTATCTCTCGTAGCCCAGCCTTGTATGCGATTTCTGTTCGTCAGACCAGAGGTTTGCTTACAGCTTCCTTCAGATTCCGCCTCACGGCGAACACCCTTGCTGTTCGGCTATACACTTCCCACTATCTGGGTATGTTCGGGACTTTCACCCGTTAGATTGTGCCCATGTCGGGCAAACTGAAAAAAGCACTTCCGAAGAAGTGCTTATGACGTATTAATCAATTGTGATGTTTAAGAAATTAGAGCCGGTCTTATTTTCTATACAAATAACATATTCTTCCTTTTCTATTATTCTACTTTCATCATGTTTAGTATTCAAAACGGGATCTAATTTTCTAATAAGAACGCGCTCTAAATCATCGAGCAAATATGCAGACCAATCAGTATCACATATACATTCAAGTGGTAAGTATTCATTCAAGTTGGTCATAAATGTAATTGTTCCGAAATAAACATATTTTTCATATTGGCTGTATTTGGGATCATGTAGCTTTAATGCAGCTAAATGACCATTCTTAAACCTCGAGTCTTGACTATCTGTTTTACCAATATATACGAGTTGTTCATAATCATCTTTTTGAATTGTAATAAAGTACAGATTGTAACTGCTTGTTGGCGGTTCACCACATACTTCGAGAACATCTTTTTTTTGCCTAGCTGTCAATGGGCAATCTGTGTCATCAACATCCATGTCGAGCATTTCTAATGCTTTTTCAATATA